GTTAGATGTTTCTTTGGCTTCTTCGCTTTCATACCATCTAAGCATTTTCATCAAACGATCCCACAGCCTAGGGGTTAATTTTCCTGCGCCTTTTGTAATAGAAGGGTATAAATTCATGGATTAGGTATAAAGTTAAAGCTTACTGTATCTGGGAATGGCTGTCTAAAATATACATCTAAAGTAGGGCTAGCTGTACTTACAAATTCTGGGTTTCCGTCCTCCGCTCTTTTTGGCACTTGCCTTAAATGATAATCACTATCATAGGCACATTCATAACTTACAGAGTATGTATTAGGCTGCGTACGATTAATATTAACCCCTTTAAATAATACAGATCCTGCTGGTAAACCTAACCATACTGCATTATTACGCTTGGTTACATTATTTAACAATCCACCAGCATTAAAATTAGGCGTAACAATAGTTTTAGTTATTGAAATATTAGCAATAGATAAAGCCTTTGATATTGCTAAACCTCGCTCATGTACTTCATCCCCGCCTATATCAGTAGCAGCTCCTGGACTATCAGTATTGCTCGGTATTGTAGGATTAGTACGCCAAATATCTATAATTGTCTGAGATATTGAAACAGAAAAAGCATCAGAGGTTTGTTGGTTGTCTTGGTCCAAAGGCTCTTCATCTTCATTAGTATCAGCAACCACAAAGGGCGTATACTCCCAAGTTACATTCCAAGTATTATTCCTATCTGGATTTAAACTAAAGTTATAACCTGTAGCAAATAAACTACTATTATCTGGGTGAGATTGATTTATAACAGGCATTCCAGCAGCCAATAAAATATCATCTATAGTCGGTATTACGCCCTCATCATCATAGACAATAAAACTTCTTTCAGCTGATCTATCCCCACCGCTTGGCCGTCTAAGTTTTTTACTACCCTGCAACTCTTTTACTTGTATGGTCATACTAATATTGCTCCTACCGCTAGAGCCTCTCTCATTTGATTCAATGTATTCAATTGGCTTTTTTCTACGCTTAATTGCTCTTGCTGTAGTTTAATGCCTTGATCACCTTCAACTTTAAAACCACCAATAGCAGTTTGTAAGTTATTTATTATGCCTTTTAAATCTGGGGCTTCTAATTGTAAACCGTCTGCACTTGCTCTTTTAAAGCCCTCGCCTAAATGTTTAGCTACCATATCTTCAAAAGCTTTAGGCACTTTACCCACATTCCAACCTTTAGCAATAGCAGATAATAATTTTTCAGCTTCTTCTGCTGATTGATTACCTAAAGAAACGCCCATAGATTTAATAAAACTAGATATTTCCTTATTTATTTCTTGATTATAAATTTTAGCTGCATTTCTAGCACCTTTTCGAGCTGCTCTATCAGAACCCTGTTGCCAAAAACTTAACTCTAACTCAAGATCTTCAAATCCTAATACTCCAAGCTGCTTAGACATCCCGCCAGCGACATCTGCTATAAGGGTATTAGTTAAACTTATAGCCTCCTCATGCAGACCTTTTATAGTATTCACTGATTCTTCTATATTTTCTGCAGCCCATGCCATAATTCTAACTATGTCGCTTGCAACTTGCAAAACACCAGTTTTAAGGGCAGAAAATCCTAAATTAATACCTTTAATTACATCTAAAATACCTGCACCAGCAAACATAAAAGCTTTTACTATAAATTCTGCTACTTTACTCATTCCGCCAGCTTGCTCTACAAAATGTATCATTTTGTTAGCAACTTCTATTAATATTGGTGCAAAGTTTACAGCAAGTTGATTACCTAAACCCTCAAAAACAAGTTTAATATCTGACCAAGCATCGTTAGCTTTTTCGACCATCTGAGCTTGACGATCACCAATAACAACCCCTAATCTTTCTAGCTTATCATTCATTGCATCAACTGCAGAAGATCCACCTTGTAAAGTTGTTACTAATTCTTGTCCTGCTCGCCCAAATATTTTATAAGCTAATATACCTTGCCTAGATTTATTACCAACATTTTTAATAGCATCTGCTATTTTTCCAAAAGCTACATCGGGGCTATCTTTTTCTAATTGTTTAGCAGATAAACCTAATTCTTGAAAAGCATCATTAGCCTCGCCTATTCCAAATACAGCAGATTCACCAATACCCCTAACCATTTTGGATACGGCTTTATCCATTTTCTCTACAGAAACACCCCCCAGCGTTGCCATATGTCTTAAAGCCTGTATAGATTTAACACTAGCCCCAATGTTTTGGGCAAGTTTTGCCATAGTATCTACAGCAGCTAGACCTTTTTTAGTAAGTAAAGTAATAGCACCTAAAGCTATAGAAGCCATAGCTGCACCAAAAAGGGCGAGCTTTTTACCAGCTTTTGCTAAGCCAGTACCAAGACGCCCTATAGTGGCTCTTACGCCCTTCATTTTTTTAGAAAATCCAGCCGTACGAGCTTTTACATTTATAAATAGATTACCTACTGTCGCCATTTTTACCCGCCAATAATTCCATTACAGCCTGCATATCGTCCTCACTCTGCTGAGGTTTTTCCATATAAGGCATAAAGTCTGATGGGGTAAATGATTTATCATTTTTACCCCTATGTACATTTGCTATTGTAGAAGCAATAATACCCGCCTGTAAATCATCCCTAACGCTTCCAAATGGATTAAGCTCAAAGTAACCCATCCATTCAGAAAGCTCTTTAGAATCAATCCTAGCCAGCAATTCTCTAACAGTCATTCCTAATGCTAATGCAAGTTGAAAGTAAAACCGCCGTTCAGGGCGGTTAGTTAGTTTTTTGCTAATTCCTGAGAATCAGCATCACTAAAGCCATTGAGTCGCTGAGCTACCTCAAATACTCTATCTAAAGCACTTGCAGATTTACTACCAAGTACCTCAGCATCAGCATCAGTAAATAATCTTTTGCCCTCAGCATCGCAGATAGTTAAAACAGCAAATCTAGCTCTTACATTAGCAAGATTAGGCTTGTTCTTTTTAGCTACCATGCTTTGCTCAAAAGCATCTCGCTCAGTTCCTGTTAGAGTCCTTACGTAAACTTCCCCGCCCCATTCTGGCACTTCTACAAGTTCCCTAGGTAGATCATCAGTTTTTAATATTGCTTCTCGATTTAACATTATGCTGTAGTTACCGCTCCACTAATTTTAAATGTACAGCTAGCAGTTACAGCTGCATCTGTAGCTAGTGTAACGCTAAAGCCTGTCATAATTGCTTTAAAAGTATAAGTTGAGCTATCAGTAAAAGTAATAACCATATCAGATTCTACTGGGGCAGCTGTTGCTGTATTATCCCATGCATCTTCAATATCTGTATCAAGTTTTGGATCATACATAATTTCTAATGAAACTTCACCAGAATCAATAGTTCCACCTAAAAAAGTCCTATGTACAGCAGCTATATTAGTTGTATCTATTGTTGCTACTGTTACACTTGGTGCTGTTATGCTGACTACATCAGCAATAGAGCCATTCCAAGTAACCGTTGTTCCATTTGCAGTAATTGCCGCCATTTTATCCCCTATTCATACCAAATTATAAAATCAAGGATGATTCGGTACGCCCCAAATTCTGATCCTGGATTTAAATCCTCATCTTGATCTACGCTACTCTCTAGCCTAAGGCTTTTAATAGTAGCTCCGCTTGTAGTTCCTGTATAATTTATTAATGCTGATTCTACAGCATTTCTAAGACTTTTTACCCCGCTATAAGTTGTTGCTAATACTTCAACTGACATTCTAGCACGCCTTAAACCTGATTGAGTCTGTAAAGATTCGGTTTCATGATCAAATATATTGCTATAGATAATTGCAGGTAATGCTGTGCCTTGTGGTCTACGCTGAGGATAGATTCTAGAAGATACTAACCCATTAGTAGTTCCATCAGCTATTAATATTGCTCTAACCGCTTTTTCTAAACTCATAATTTTAATTTCTTCATTTCTTCTTGAAAAGCTGCCGCTACAAAAGCCGAGAATAAATCAGGGTCGTTATATTGTTCAAAAGCTCTAGACATAAATCTAGTAGCTTTTTGAGGTTTTGAATGCCTACCCCATTCTGCAAAATGTCCATAATAAACCTTATGCTTTTTTGGAGATACAAATACACGCCCTGTAATATTACCATTACGCCTTAATGATACTTTGCTAGTAATTGATTTTTTTAACCTACCGCTTTTAACTGGTGCATTTTCTTTAGCAGCTTTTCTAATAACTGATAAAAACCGCCTCATACCTTTTCTCATTACATTACGTTGAACATTATTAGGTAGTTTTTTTAAATTTTTTTCTAGTTTTTCAAAAGGTATTTTTTCTATTTCTACTTTCATACTACTCATGTAGTCACCTCTTTACATAGTAACTCTAAAAAAATATTACGCTCATCCCAATTTCTTACTGATTCTATCTGAAATGTCCTTGAATCGTGGCTAATACGATCTTGACAAGTTACACCAGATTTATATCTAATCTTAACTTTATGGGTTACTACACCTGTAATTTCATCAGCTATTTCTTGCTCTCCACCAGAAATAGGGCTAATACTACCCCACACAGTAGCCACATTGCTATAAGAGTTGGACAAATCTCCATAATCATCAAGAGTATTCCCCACGCTTTGTATTATTAATCTGTGTCTTAATGCTCCAGCCCTCATGATACTGTGCCATCCCAGAATTGAAGCATTAAAGCATCTAAAGCCATAGGCACAGGGGTTAGATTAATTGGGGCATTAGATTCACGATTCTCAAACCAGTTAGCAGCTAGTAATTTAATAGCAGTTAAAGCACCATCTGGGCAGTCTGTAGCTGCATCACCATAACCAGCAACAAAAGTAATAGCAATATCGTATAGCTCGCCCCTAGTGTCTGAGGGATAATCTTTATTGGCAGCTGGTCTGATTCTTGCTGGTGTACTTGATTTATCTAACACATAATCACTTGCGGACCATGTTTGTAAAGAATCATTATTATCATAATATTTAATATGAGTAATGCTCTGCACTGGTGATATGGGAAGCACAATCTCGCCCGATGGGAAATTAGTAATTTTATAAACCCATGTTGCAGTAATTAATTGCCGTCTAGTTGCCATTTCAAAGTAACTTCTTGCAGCTGCAGCTAATGAGCCAATTAGTGTATCTTCATCAGATGCGCTAACTCTCATCCAGTTTTTTTGATCAGTAGTTGTAACTGGCTCAACTGATGGCGCTGAAGTCTGCTCTAAATTCATCGTTTAACTGCCCCTTTTTTAACTGCTTTTCTTTTTGAGGGTGATTTAGCAGCTACTACCCTTTTAGATTTATGAGAAATAGCATAACCAAGTTTAATAAACTCTTTACCCTGAGCATCATCTACCTCGTAAATTTCGCCCTGATTAAATGCACCTAAAGCAGTACATACACTTTCTATCATTTCAATTTTCATAAAACTACCCCATACCGTTAAGTATGAGGTAGCGAATAAGCATTATGCTTGAGTTAGCTTCTTAATAGCTTCTGAAAGTACGACTTTACCATCAACCCTGCGGTAAGCCCTAAATCCAACCTGTCCATTTGCGCTATAAAGCTCATTTAATCGTTGGAAGCTAGTAGCTCCACGATCAGCAATAATGTAGCCCATATTAAAGTCACCAAAAAGAATACTAATGTTACCAGTAGCAATAGCTGGCATATCGTAGCTAGCAAATACTGGTCTACCACCGATTGTATCTGGATCGCCAGCACTTAAAGCTGGTTGCCAGAGATACTGACCGTTAGAGTCTTTAAGCTGACGGATAGCTTTAATGGTGCTATCGTTCATCAGCCAAGAACCGTTACGGCGGTATTGTCGCTTAAGACTGTACATTAAGTCTAATACTTCATTTGAAGTAATAGCTGTTGCACTTGCAGCTGTAACACCAGCAGAAGCTCCAGCAGTTACACCAGTTGGTTTACCTGATCCATTACCAGCTACAAAGGCTGCTTCTTCTGCTTCTGCGATTCTACGCCCAAAGTTAGTACCGATATAAGTAGCCATATTAAATACTGAATCTTGCATCAGTTCTTCGGATACTTTCATAATTGTACCGATCTTGTAAGCTGATAGAGCTACTTGACTAAAGGCTGCATCTGATTCAGTGTAAGCTGCTTCTTCTGCTGTCCATGTAGCAGAGCCAACAGTTGATTCTACTGGAATATTTCTATCGCTAGTAGTGTTGATAACCATTGCTAACTGACGCATAATATTCTGATCTTGAAGTGTTTGGACCAGTGTACGCTCTAGCACTGTTTCAGTAAGGTAGCCACCTTCTGAATCTGTACCTTCTTGCAAAGCTCGAGCTTCATCGCCTACTAATGAATGAGCGCCAAATCTCATGTATTTATCAAAAGCACTACGATATTCATCAGAATTTAATCTTTCAGCTTTAGTCATTGATTTAGCAGCTGTACGAGCTTCTGGCAAATCTTTTAGCATGCTTTCAGATTTAAGCTGTTTATTTCTTCTATCAATAGTTTGAGATAAAGCATCTACTTCTTTATCTATACGATCATATTTTTGTTGCTCTTCACCGTTAAGGCTTCTGCCTTCACCGTCTGCAACATCAAGAATACTTCGCATATCGTTGATATGCTTAGCTCTTAATTGTTTTAGTTCTGTTGTTGTTTGTTCCATAATAACCTCTTAAGTAAAAAAAATTGCAGCCTTATTAAGGCTGTACGAATAGCACAACACTTAATAAATACTGCATCGGCATAAATTTAAAAAATGTGTAATTTTTGGGTTTAAACCGCATCGGCGAGAATACCCCAAATAACAACGATTGAAACATTCAATTATTGCCATGATTTTAATTTTAATTCTAGTTCTAGTTTTTTAAGCTTAGATTTTCTAGGCTCATATTCATTATCTTTAGGCATAGACCTTAAAGCTACTTCTGTAGATTCATATGCTGGAAATGCTACTACTGAGACTTCAAATAAATTAACATCCTCAATATATCTAGTGGACCTTTTTTCTTCTTTTTCCCAGCGTTCTGATTCTACTGTAAAACCAAAGCTCATACCGTCTAGATCACCTCTACCTATTAAAGTAGCTAAATCTCTACCTTCCTGAGTATCTGGCAAGCTAATTCTAGTAAATAATCCATGATTATCTTCTCGTAGCTCTAAAGTACCGTTTTTGGTCCTTCCAACTACTCTACCAGTGTCATGATCTACTAATGCCCTAACATCAACATTTTCATTTATAGACCTAGCAAAAGCACCACGCTCTATAACTTCATCAAATCGCCCTAAATCTATTGGCGAATCAAATACGCTTGCATAACCTTCTAAAGTTCTTTTTTCACCATCAGCAAATCTAAGCTCAGATGCATCAATATTAATATGTCTTTTTTCTCTATCCATTTAAACCCCCTAGCACGTGTTTAGCAAATTCTTCTACGCTTCTTTCTGTAAATATAAATTCTTTAGCAATATTCATAATATCTGCATCAGGCTCTATAGCATCTAATACAGGTTCAATTATTTCAGCTATTAATGGTGGTAAATCCTCTCTAGCCCATTTATCACGCCACTCACCGTAATAATCGCCCTTACGCTTTAAAGCATTACGCTCAGCATTTTCTTGTAGTCTTTTTGCTCTTGATAACGCATCAGTAAGTAATGGTTGTTGCCAATTTCTAGCATCTACTTCCTCAGTTTCTCCTACTGTACCCATGTTAAGGGGTTGTATAAACTGATCACCACCCTCAATAGATGGCATATCCTCTAAGGCTCTTATTTCGTTTACAGATAGCCATCCTGTCTCTCTTGCTACTCTGTAAGATTCATACCGAGTCTTAGTATCTCCTCTAAGCAGTCCATCAACAATAAACTGAGGGTAAATATCCTCATCCATATAAATTTTACGCTGTAACTCTTGCTCCCACCTTACAAGCCATGAACGTAAGGTATGAGTCACATACTCTATCTGCTGGTGTTCAATGTTACTAAATGTAGCACTTTCCATAGATCCCACCATATGAGGCGGTACACCATACCAGCGAGCAATATCATCTACCTGAAACTTTCTAGTTTCTAGAAATTGAGCATCATCAGGCGGTATGCCAAGCTGAGTAAAACTCATCCCTTCCTCTAAAATAGCAGTTTTGCCAGTTTTATTAGACCCACTGTAGGTATTTCCCCAAGATTCTCTAAGCCTATCAGCTGCTTCTTGCGATAACTTCGCTGGATGTTGTAGTATTCCACCTAATCTAGCACCATTACTAAAAAATGAGCCGCCAAATTGCTCAGCAGCTAACCCTAAACCAATTGATTCTTTAGCAAGTGTAATAGGCGTATATCCTATAATCCCATCAAAGCCTAAACCTGCAATATGAAAAATCTCATCAGATTCTAAGGTTACTTGCTCATCTACAATATATCTAATAGTACCAGTTTCATCAACATCTACTCTTACTCTATCAGGCGTAATCGGTCTAAGCTCTACAGCTAGCCCAGAAGCATCTCTAACTATCTCAGCATAGCAATTACCCCAAGTTAATAAATGACCCATCAAAACCTCTCTAAATGTATATGAAGTCATATTTTTATTAGGGTTTCTAAGTAATCTTGCTATAGGGTGTTCTCTAAGCCTCTCTTTGCCATTCTCAGACCTTTGATAAGTATGCAAGGGTAAACTTGCTACCGATTCACTGATAAGCCTTACGCAAGCATACAGAGCCGAATATTTTAAAGCTGAAGTTTCATTTACATTAATGCCACTTGATGATCTACCACCAGTTAGGCTGTTAAATAGCCAGGTAGTAGGGGTGGCTAATGTAGCCCTATCCTCTTTTCTAAACCAATCAAAAACACTCATATTATCGTAAACCCCTTATCTTCATATACGCTTTGTCCATCTTCTAAAGCTGCTCCTGCTCGAGCTAGCCCCATTACGGTAGCTACAATACCGTCTATTTTTTCTGTTGATTTTCTTTTGCTAGGTTTAATGTTAGCAGCTGGATCACTCTCAATAGAAACATTTGAAGCCATCCAGTTCATTACTGGGTTATCCCCATGCCTTAATTTACGGCTCATTACCAAAGCTTCTAAATGCTTGCTAGGTGCTGACATTGACCTATAGCCCTGACCAAACATGACCATATTTAAACCTTCACCATCGAGCTGAGTAACTATCTGGGTAGCGTTCCACCTATCTACCGCTATTTCTTTAATGTTATATTTTTCAGAAATTTCTAATATATCCATTCTGATCTGATCATAGTCAACTACATCACCCTCAGTAACCTTAATATAATCCTGTTTAATCCACGTTGTATAGGGTACTTTGTCTTTACGCTCTCGCCGTATTGCATTTTCTGATGGTATCCAAAAGAATGGCTTAACATCAAAACAGCCATTTTCATCTGGACAAACTAAGACTAAAGCAGTTATATCTGTAGTACTTGCTAAGTCCAGTCCAGCATAACATGGACGATCCTCAAATTCTTTAAATCCTTCTGCTTCATCCCAGCGGTCCATAGGTAACCATCTAATATCTTGCTCAGTCCATTGATTTAAATGAAGCCGCCTAAAAGTATTTTCATAACTTGGCAATTCTGCAGCTTTCATAGCTTCCCGCTCTAAGTAATCTTGTCTAATGCTAACCCCTAAACATGGATTAGCTTTAGCCCATGTTTTAGGGCATTTAAAATCATCTTTTAGATCTGCTGAATAAATTACAGGTAAAAATGATTCATCCTTAATTATTCCATCCCTAACTTTTTGAGCATAATCTCTAACTTCATAACAAATACTATTTTTGTCATAACCTGCAGTAGTAATTGCTACTGTAAGGGGCTGTGTTCTAGCACCTGTGGAGGTTGCCATAACATCCCATAACTCTCTATTTGGCTGAGCGTGCAATTCGTCCATGATACAGCAGCTGGTGTTAAGGCCATGTTTAGTATAAGCATCTGCTGAAAGTACCTTATAACTTGAAGCACCTTTAGCTATTGCTTTTCTAAATGTTTTAGAGTTGCTTCTAAGTATTGGTTCATTTGCCACCATTTGAGCAGCTACATCAAAAACAATACTAGCCTGTTCCCTCTCAGCTGCACAGCTGTATATTTCTGCTCCAGCCTCACCATCTGCAAATAACATATATAACGCTATGCCAGCACCTAAAGTACTTTTACCGTTCTTGCGCGGGATCTCAATGTACCCCGTTTTATACCGCCTTAATTTTCCGTCTGGGGTTTTCCAGCCAAACATAGCCCCAATAATATCTTCTTGCCATTTTTCTAAAATAAATGGTTGCCCTGCTAATTCCCCTTTTACGTGCGTCAAACAATCTCTAAAAAACCCTATAGCCCTATCTGCATCTTCTTGATTAAAGATGCAATCTCCAGCAGTTTCTTTAGGATCATAGCCAGCAATCATGCAATATATTTACTCTTATCCTCTTTTACTTCTATCGGCTTAGCCTCTACTTTTGCTCTACTGGCTGGGGTTAGTCCAAAGCCAGAGGCGGCTTGATGCAATCGCTTCCACGCTTCATCTCGAATACTGCACCATGCCGATTTACGCTCAAAACCATCCTTGGTAATCTGGGTACGTCCATGTTCTAATAAATATGCCTCTGCCTCTTTAAATTCTGCTAACGCTTGGCAGTATATAGCAAATTCTACTTGATCAGCGATTGTTAATAATCCTATTTTAATTAATTCAGGTGCTAATCGTTCCCATTCACTTCGAGCATCTGCATTTAACCATTCTGGCATAACAGCTTTGCCAGTTGGTTTTGGCTCGTGTTTGTTTTGATGTCTATCTCTACTTCCATGTATTAGCTTTAGTGCTGTTGGTTTTCTTGGTCTACTCATATTTACTCCTATCGTCATGACTAGGGGAATTCCCTTAAGTCATCACAGGGCGACCCCTAGTCATCACAGGGCGACCCCAAAAAGGTTTGAGTTTCAACCACGTAAAAAGATGGC